CTCCGTCGACGCCGCCTTGGCGGACTCCAGGGCTTGGAGGGTTTGCGCTTTCGACGCGATCGACTCCCGCGTAGCGGGCGGCCAGGAGACCTCCAGGTCTTCGCCGAGCTTCGCGCCGGTCTCGAAAACCGCTGCGTCGACCTCGATCAGGGTTCTCGCTGCCTCGGCAAGTTCGCCCTTCCAGATGCCGGAGCGCGCCTTGTAGGTGGCGGTGCTGGCGTCCTTCTTCGCGTCGACCTCGGTTGCGGTCATCGCCGCGCCGGACTCGTCGGGCAGCCCGAACGTGTACGGGGAGAACCCGACACGGCGGAGGATGGCGCGCAGGAACCCCTCAGCGGTCCGGAGATGGTCGTCCACTCGGATGGCGAACTGGTGTGCCTCGAGGACGGGGTTGCCGTTGGGGACACCGCCGACCTTCTCGTACACCTCCTGCTCGACATTGAACGAGGTGCCCTTGCCGGGGCCGCGGACCTCGAGCAGGTGCTCGGAGACCAGGAGCCGAGCCTTAGCGAGCCGAACGTCACGTGACAGGCTGCTGTAGGTCTCGTCGATCTGGTCCATCAACCCGATCACGGCCGCGTCGCCGATATCGGAACGGCCGAAGTGCCGCAGCACGCTCTTGCCGCGGAACGCCGGATTGGGCTTGGCGTTCGGGATGTAGAACGCGGTCAATCGGCTGGTGCCGGTGTCGACGTAGTCCTCATCGTTGACCGGGATGCTCCCGGTTTCCGCGTGCTTGTCCAGCCCGACCGGTTTGCCGAGCGTGACCGCGGTCCCCTCGTACAGGCCGTGATAGACGCGCCCGAAAACGGGCTGTTCCACACCGAACTCGTCGACCTCGATCCGGCCGGCCTCGTGCCGTTCCAGGTGACGTAACACTCGATTCTCGTCCACGTTCTCGTCGACCACGGTCCAGAACGTGACCGCCGACAACTGGCCGTAAAGGAACTCGGGGATCGCCTGATCGGCGTGCACCCAGTCGATCCACGCGTGATCGCGGACCGCGTTGTTCCACACGATGCGCCCGTACACACCGCCCAGCGCCGACCCAGCCTCCGCCGCTTCCAGCATCGCCGAATGCATCTGCGGAGTGTTCAGGATCTTGTCGACGCGTTTGCGCGCCTCCGCATTCGCGACGGTGTCGCCCTCGGCGACGCGGAACGCGACGGGGTCGGGCAGCAGCAGCGACGCGAGCGTCTGAACGATATCCGCGGCGATCGGCACATGAATCTGCCGGATCTGATTCGACGCGTCGGGCTTCGTTCCCCAGAACAGCCGTTTGATCCGGTCCACGAGACCACGGCCGAGCGACGTCCGGCCGGGCTCGCCGTGCGTCGCTGACAGCTTCTCCGCGTCACCCTCCCACCACACTTGACAGGTGGCGAACAACTGGAACGCGGGGGAGAGGTGGCGCGGCGGCCACGGCATATTCGCGTCAGGCAACGGCATCACGCTGCCTCCTTGGCTGCGGGTAGTGGTATCGGTTTCTTGAGCTGCGAGAACCAGGTGTATTGGCTGGATACGACCGCGTACCGCAGTGCGTCGCAGTAGTGGTCGTCGAGCTTGATCGGCTTGTCCTCGCCCTTCTCCGACGCCTTGGAATCCCAGACGTAGCCGTGGATCTCGGCGAGCAGCCGCGTGCAACGGTCGGAGATGCGTAGCTGGCCGGTCGAGAACAACGCGGCGACGGTGCGGATACCGTCGACCACGTCGTTCACTGCGTCAGCGACGCGTGCCGCGTCGTCGCGGTACAGCTGCAACTTGAACGACGCGGCGGCCGGGTCTACGAACACCCACTCGGGCTGGTGCGTCGCGTCACGCAGCCACGCGGCGAGCTGCTGCGACAGCTCTGCGTCGGTGCCCCGTTTCGGCGCCCACTCGTCGATGGCGTACAGCACACCGTCGGTACCCAGACCCAACAGCACGCCAGCGGTCGGGTTGGTCGTGCCGTAATCCACGCCGAGCGCCATGACGCGCGTCATCGGCGGCAGTTCCCTGAACGGCACAGTGTGCCGGCCTTCGTCGAAGCACTCGTAGACCGCGCCGTCGGCGACCACCCACAGCCCGAGAACGAACCGCTTGTACCAGACCCCGGTGTAGCTCGATTTCAGCGACGCGACGAACTCGGGGTCGAGGGTCGGATTGTCGTCGAGGATGAACGAGAACCGGTGCAAGTCGAGCGGCCTGTCCGGGTCGCCGGGCTCCAGCAGCGCGTACAGATCGCGACGGTCGATGATGCTGCCGTCGTGCGTGATCCAGTACTTCGCGCGGTCGAGCCACGACTTCTTGGCCCAGTGTCGCGGACCTTCGGGGTTGCCGGTCGCGAACATCTGCGCACCCGGAACACTGAGCCGGGAGAACAGCATGTTCCAGTACGACTCAGGGAGCGTCGGCGCCTCGTCGACGTAGGCGCCTGCCAGGGTGAGGCCCTGGATCTTGGTCCGCGCAGACTCGTTGTTCGCGCCGACCAGGATCACCGTGCGGCCGCAGATGTTGACGGTGCCGTTGCCGCGGTTGATCGAGACGCGGCCGGGGCCGAGCATGTCCTGAATCGGGAGGATCAAATTGTTGATGACGGTCCGCTCGGTGCGGCCGGTCATCAGCAGCGCGCCCTTCGGTCCTTTGCGGCAGTAGCGGGTCCAGTCGAGGAGCGAGCACACCGTCTTGGACGACCGGACCGACCCTTCATAGAAGTTGAGACGCGCGGTCGAGTTCTGGACCGCGGCGAGCTGTTTGCCGACCAGCGGCTGTATCGCGTTCACTCGGCGCCGCCTTCATCTGGGCCGGAGTCGTCACCGAGCATCGCGGCCAGCCACGCGTCCACAGCGGGCAGGTCTTTGCCGTCCTGGGCGATCTTCTGCGCGGCGAGCTGGTCGAGGCCGGTGTACCGCGACCGGCGCTCCATGATCTTCAAGGCGCGGTCGATCGCGTTCAGATTGCCCCGCGACGCGAGTTTCCAGATGCCGAGCATCATGGCGTCCAGCCGCGACAATTCGAGCTGGAGGACCGCTTCAGCGGGTTCCTTCGTGAGCTCCTTCATCGCCTCCTGCACCCACTCGTGCGCGGTGGAGGTCGAGACGTCGAGGGCCTGGGCGATCTGCCGGTAGTTGGCTCCGGACTCGCGGAGTTGCAGCGCCTGCGCGATCTTGCGGCGGCGGTCTATGGACTCAGGGCTGGTCCTATCGGTGCCTGGCACCTGGGGTGCCTCCTCGTGGTGGGCCGGGCTCACCCGGCGGCCGACTGTGCGCCGGTCCGTCCTGGGGTCCGGCTCGCCTTTCCTGCGCGGCGCCTCAGCCGCCGATTCCTGTAGGTGCTGTGTGCGGGGGCGGCCGCGCAGGAAAGGCAAGATGTGCCCGGATTACGCGCCGGGGTGCGCGGGTGCCGTCGCGTCAGGCGAGGGCAGCGGAGCCGGTCTCGACCAGGAAGACGAGCAGGCGGATCAGGCATTCGGTCATGGGACTCACCTCCTTTCGAGAAAGGTGAAAGGCGCCCACGCTCGACCTTTCGGGAGCGTGGGCGCCTGTGGAGGGCTCGCGGCGTACTGGCGCCAGGCGGCCCTCGAATCGAGGGGCGCGTGCCGGAAACCCCTGGGGGTCTACGTCACGCGCCGATGGCTCAAGCCTATTGCCGGGGCTGCGACACTGCGGAGAGCGAGTCACCGACCGGCTGCGACAGTCCGTTCCAGCCGATTTCGTAGCCGCCGGTCAGGCCGAGCGCGTCGATCGCGGCCTCCGCGGCGATCATCGCCGTGTCGAGGTCGGAGGCTTTGCCGTCCTGGAGGGTTTTGCCGGCCTCGTCCATGACCCACCATGCGCCGTCCTCGGACGCCAGGGCGGAGGCGTTGTCGAGTTCGGTGATCTTGGCTCCGGCCGGGCGGGAGGTCCAGTAGCGGCCCGGCCGAAACGGAGTGCGGGCGGGCAGGACCGGGTTCTTGCGCATCGAGTCGATGGTGTGCGCTTCCTCCAGGTAGGCGTGGGCCTCGTCCAACAGCTCTCGGCAGGCTGCCGGGTCGTCGATGAGCCGTTCGGCGAGGTTGGTGGTGTTCTCGGCGATCTTCAGTGCGGCGGCGCAGCGCTCGTCGAGACGTCGGTGCCACTCGTCGAGCGTCTTGCAGCGCGGGGTGGTCAGCGGGGGGAGGCTGGGGAGGCTGGTGTTGAGGCGGGTCATCTTGGTTCCTTTCGGTTGGGGGCGGTGGCGGCCGCCCGACCGTTCATACACTACGGCGATGTATGGAGAAGTGCAATCGGTGTCGGTCTAAAAGTCCTGCTTGCGGCATACATTGTCACGATGTATGGCGATTGAGTATCAACCCACAGGGGGCCGCCACCCCCGAACCGAAAGGAACCAACATGACCGAGAACCAGAACGTCACCGTCGTCCCGATGATCACGAGCCCGAAGCACGGCGCATACGAGTGGTACGGCCACCAGTTCGAGAGCACCGTCGAACTCCGCGGCCGGTTCCGCCACCAGCGGCACACCTGCCGATTCACGGTGACCTACTTCGACGAGACCACCGAGACCCGTCGGGAGTACCAGGGCCCGATCGTCAAAGGCGAATACGCGTTCATGACCGCGCAGGCCAGCGTGATCTCCTCCCACCCGATCGCGCTGCCTGAAGTGATCGACGTCGCCGACGGCGACCTGATCAGCATCCTCGGCAAGACGTTCCGCATCCAGGACGACAAGGCGCTGCATGACCCGCGCCTGGTCCGCGTCGAAGACTGACCCAACCAGTGCCGGGGCTCATGTGAGCCCCGGCACACCCTTGCCGGATGGCTCCGCAAACCGTCAGCCCTTACAGGCCAACCGCTATCGTCGGCCCTGTGAGCGACTTGCCTTCTGGCTTAACACCTTTGGAACTGGCGAACTATATACGTGCAGAGATAGATTCCAGCCACGCCTATGCGCGCCGCCGCAAGCATCAATTCCGACGGCGAGCCGTTGCCTTGCGGGTGGCTGTGGTAGCTCTGTCTGCCGCATCCACGATCATTCTCGGACTGCAATCCCTCAACCCCTGGGCGGGCACCGCGTTTGCCCTCATAGCTGTCGTGACGGCCGTCAGCGCGCTGGAGCCATTCTTTGCGTGGAGGCCTCTATGGGCCGCCATGGAGAAAGCTTCATACCGTTTCAACCGCCTCAGGGACGCTTTGAAGTTCTATGTCGCAACGACTGACCCGCAGCAGCTCGACCCGCAGGAGATTCGAAAGTCCTACGACGAGTTTCAGAGTATCTGGGAAGAACTAGGTACTAGCTGGGTGAGGCTTCGGGAGAACGCCGACCAGTAGTTCACCCGCGGACGGTGTCGAACTGCCCTGGCATGGCCACCGGCCGCAGCTTCACCCGCTGCGCGCGATGCAGCGCCAGCACAGCGCCAATCCGGAAGGTCGTCCCGCGCTCGGTGATGCAGCCAATCAGCTTCCCGCGCTCATGCCACTTGCGGATTGTCGCCGCCTTGACCGGCGCACCGTCGAAGTGCGGCAGCATCTGCGCCAGCTCCGCCGCGGTCCCGGTGCACTCCTCTGCCGCCTCCCGCATCCAGCCCTTGTACAGCTCCGCGCGATGGTCCTCGCCGCAATGGCGACATTTCAGTACCCGCAAATATCCCGGACCCGCGACCGAGCGGCCGCAGTTCTCGCACAGGCCGGCGAACTCCACTTCCGGCGCGGCGTCGACGCAGCCCCATGCCCGGGTGATCGCCTCGCAGAGTTCCCGCATCCACTCCTCGGCGCCAAGCACCCGTGATGTCCACGACAGGTTGGTCAGGATGGCCAGGGCCGCGTCGTGCGGGGACAGTGCGCGAGGAGCGTAGGGCGGTTGCGCGGCCGCCAGCCGCAGAGCGCGCAGCAACGCCCGGCGCCGCTCGCTCGCGCGATCGTTGATGATCAGCGGCGACTCATCCCCGCCGCCCCGGACGTCGTCGGCGCTGGGTCGGCGAGTGACGTCGGTCCGAGTGATGGTGACGTCGAGCTGCCGGAACAACTCGGGGATGCGCGGCAGGTCGCGGCGGAGCGCGCCGAGCAGCTCGGCGACAGTGGCTTTCGGCGACAGTGGGATTCTCCTCAGAACAGGTGCACGATCTCGCCGGGCACGGGTGCGTTCGGGTGCTGGAACTTCACCGGCGCCAGCGCATCGAGATAGGTGGCGCGGCGCGGCCGGTTGACCAGGGCGCCCGGCCAGTCCTCCGACCGGCCGGACAGGTAGCACTTCTTGACCGCCCAGAATCCGCCCTGCTGGGACTGCGGGCCGGGTCGGTGTCCTGCCCGTATCCACGCGCAGTACTCAGTCCAGAGGTCGGGCTGCCGGAATCGGGTGTGCAGGATCAGGTGACAAGTGATGCACAACGGGACGTAGCTCTCCGGCTGCGAGTAGTCCTCCAGATGGCCGTGGATCGCCCCGTCGGCCTGCTCGCACACGACGCAGACCGACGGCGGCTCCCACAGGCTCGATGCCCACATCTTGTTCAGTTCGGTTTGCACCCGGTCGCGGTATTCGCCGGGGAATCCGTTGTATGTGGACAGCGCCACGGGCCTACTCCTTCACAGTGAGATACATGCGGTGCATTCCATCCAAAGTGGTTGTCGTCCAATATCTTTGGAGTTCCGCGCATTCGACGATGACCGAGCGTAGCCTGTGCCGGGCGTCCTGACGAGGGGCGCGGCCCTCCAGGAACAGATGCCGCACACCGGCCTCACGGAGGGCCTCGCCCAGCCGCTCAGGTGTCACCCCAGCGTCGTCGAGTTCGGGCAGCACCCGGCGCGCGACCACGGTCTTGATCCGAGCCGACCGCAGGAAGTCACCGAACTCGGGCAGTTGGTTCGGGGTGAGCATCCAATGCCGGACCGGCACGCTGCCCGCGTAGGTGCCCGCGGTTCGGCCGGCCTCGATCGCGTTGGCGTCGGCCTCGACACCGACCACGTCGAAACCGGCCTGCTCCAGACGGCGGGTCAGCAGCCCGGTCGACGAACCGAGGTCCAGGACAGCGCCGTCCTCCGGGCCGACCTCGGACCGGACGAGGTTGTAGATATCGTCGTGGATCTTCGGGAACCGGCCGTTGCGCTGCCAGTCGTAGAGGTGTTCGGCGGAGTCGTAGCGGCTCATGCGGTTTTCGCGTCCTTCGGGTACCAGGCGGGGGAGTAGGCGTGGTCGGCGATACCGCGAGCGGTGAACACGCCATCTTGGGCCAGGAGGTCGACCTCCTGGCGGGTGCCGCCGATCTCGGCGGCGATCTGGTCGGGGTCGAGATGGTGCACGGTCAGCAACTCGTGCACGATCGCCGACATCTCCACCGCGGCGTGCGTGCCCTTCGCGCGGTTGATCCGGATCGTCATCAGCATGGCCGTCGGCCGGTCGACGTCGAGCACAGCGACCGGCACCCGGCCGCGCCAACGCTTCCGGACCGCGGCGGAGTCCTGCGACAGACGCCAGCGGTGGAAGCCGTCGATGATGATCCGGTCGGGGTTGACCATGAGCGGCTGAATCCAGCTGGTCGACAGCAGGGACCGCTCCAGCAGACGCAGCTCCGGCCGGTGGACCCGGTTCGGGTTCCACACGTTCGGGTCCAGGGTGTCGGCCGGAACCCACTGGATATGGTCGATCGGGTTCTCGTCGGCCGGGGTCGGGGTGAGCCTGGGCAGGCCCTCAGCGTTGCTCACTTCGCTGCTCGCTTCTGTTGTTCGGTCCTGGTCAAGGGCAGCAGGTCACGCTTGTAGCCGCCCGCCATGATCTGTTTGAGAACGTGGTCGGGCGGATAAGCGGCTGGGCTGTGCGCTGCGCGGCCGCGCACGGTCCGCAGCCGCGCCAGGGCCTTCGCCTGCTGCTGCTCGTCGGTGATGTGCTCCTCGATATAGGCCCGCACACCGTCGAACGACTGCCCATACCGGCGCAGCAACCCGGCCCGATCCAGCTCGCCGTAATACCGCTCCTGCACGGCCATCTCCGGCACCAGGTCGATCACCTGCGCGTAGAAGGTGGGCGCGAACTCCCGCAGGCGGCCGAACGTTTTCGCGGACTCGGCGTGCAAAGGTGTCGACACCCGCAGTGGTGCACCGGAGAGCACCTGCGCGTCGTACAGCGGGCAGTAGCGGATCCCCTGGTCGTAGAAGTACCGGAAGATGTCGTTTTCCTGCCAGTCGAACAGCGGCTTGACCGTCATCACGCGCGGGTCCTTGGTCGCGTTGATGTAGTTGTCGTGCAGCTTCGCCTTCATCGCGTTGAACCGCATTAGCGACTCCGCAGCCCGGACGCCGGTCACGATTGCGACCTTCCCGCGCTCACCCCGGGAAACCAGGGTGTCGGCGGTGTACTGGTCGAGCACGAGGCCGGCAGGCAGCCCGAGCTTCTCCGCGGTGAGTGCCCAGTCCGGTATGGGGCGCATGTGCTCCCGGGCCGGGTCCCACTGGATGTATCGGGTGCTCGTGCCGAGGATGTACTTGGTGGACTCCAGCGGCACGCAGTACCAGCGCAGATCGACCCAATCGAGTTGCCGGTACTCGTCGACGAAGTCGACGACCTGATCGGGGATCAGTTCCTCGTCGCGGAACACGGCTTTGATCGGGCGGGTGTCGCCGCGTTCGACGGCGACCTCCCGGACCAGGTGCAGCGCGGCGAGGGAGTCTTTGCCGCCGGAGAACGCGACCAGCACCGTGTCGAACAGGTCGTAGACGCGGTGCATCCTGCGTTTGGCCTCGTCGTAGACGTTGGCGTCGATGAAGCCTTTGACGCGCGGCATCAGTCGTCACCGTCCTGCGATTCGAGGCGCAGCCCGTAGTTCTGGCCGCGTTTGCAGCCGATCCAGCGGCCGGAGACGACGCCCTTTTCGATCGACGCGTGCTGCAACACGTTGAGCATGTCGGTCAGGAACATCGGGAACGTGAGGCCGGTTGCCTTGTCCTCCAGCACGAACCTAGCTGCGGACCGACCACGGATATAGTCGACGATCCGCAGGGTTGCGGTGAACGGAGCGTTGGTCCGCATCTCCGAACCGGGGTCCGGGTAGGCCAGCATGTTGCCGCTGCGCGTGCAGTACGGCACCGCGGCGACGCCCTTGCTCATGTCCGGTCTCCTGCTGTGGCTTGCAGGTACTCGGTCAGCCGCTCGGCGACCGTGTCCTTGTCGGTGTAGGTGCGTTTCAGCCACTTCGTGAACTCGAACCAGGTGTTCTGCTGGTCCTCGTCGTCGAAGATGAGGTTGTAGGAGATGACCGCCTCGCCGAGGCCGGGCTTCTCCTCCTCGCCCGGCAGATCGGGCTCGGTGTCGATCGAGTCGAGCAACGCCTCCAGATCGGCGTCGGTGTATCCGGTGCCCTCCAGGTCCGGCAGGTCCTGCAACAGCTCGGTCAGGGCCGCTATGTCGTAGTGCCCCTTGTCCGCAGTGCGGTTGTCGGCGAGCACGATCCGGCGCGCGGTCTCGTCGTCGACGTCGACGTGATGGACGTCGATCTCTTTCCAGCCGAGAGACGCAGCAGCCTGCATGGTGTGGTTGCCTGCGAGGATGTAGCTGGTGCTGCGCTGCACGACAATCGGCCGGTACTGGCCGGTCTTCCGCAGGCTGGCGGCGATCTGCTCGATATCGCCGCGGCGCGGGTTGCCCGGGTACGGGATCAGGTCGGTGATGGCGACGGAGGTCATCCGGCGATCCTCTCCGCGTTGGCTGCGTATCCAACGATGTCGACGTAGGAGTCCCGGTGATAGCCGTCCTTGGTGCGGGCCGTCTTCATCAGGATCATCAGGTTGGCGAAGTCGGCCGAGGTCACTTCGATACCGAGGTAGGCCGACCACAGTCCCGCGATCCGCGCGAAAGCGTCGCGAGGGTCCCCGTACTGGTCTTCGCGGTCGCCGTAGATCAGCGTGCGAGCCTCGGCCAGCACATCGGGGGCGGGCACAGTGGCGTCGTCCTGCGGCGTCGGCTCGGGCGCCTCCGGTGCGGGCACTGCCGACGCTGTGGGACCGTAGGGCCCGATGCCGCTCACGCCCCCGCCACTGTTGGCGTGGCCGGTGCCACCGCCACCGCGCACGAACGGCAGGGTCACGCCGTCCGGGACACGCGCCATGCCCTCGTCGAACTGGCGGCGCATCTCGTCCCTCAACGGTCCGGGCGGGACCGATTTCGACAGCTCCGTGAACTGTGCATCGAGCTGCTCTTTGGTGATGCCGAGAACGGCGTCCTGAGACATGGGTTCCTCTCCAGGGATTACGGGCAATCGCATTGGTGGTCGTCGCAGTAGGGCGGTTCGCGGTACCGCTCGGACCAGACCGCGGTGACGATGTCGAGCGGGTCCGGCCCGCGTCGCACCTCGATGTGCAGGCGCACACCGAGCGGGAGTCGCAGATCGATGCAGATCACGCGGGCACCTGCTGGCTGAGGTCGACCGCGTCCGGCCAGGTCAGTTCCAGCCACATTCGGCCGGCCTCGCCTTTGACCGCTGGGTGAATGATCGGCTCCGGTTTGCTCATCCACTTCGGGCCGTCGTCGCGGACTATCCCGTACCCGAGCACCGCGGCGATCTTGCGGCCCTTCGCGGTGACGCTGGCCGGTTTCCCGACGGTCAACGCGTCGCACAGCGGTTTCAGGGTGGCCGCGAGATTGTCGGTGTCGCGGGTGCGGTTGTCGCGCGGCTGGTAGTGCAGTTGGACAGTCACATGCTCGACTCCGCGAGGCAGGTACGCGAGCGCGGCGAGCCTGCACACGTCGGCGCGGATCTGACGGCGGACCCGGGCCTTGGCGAACATCGCGCCGCGCGAGGCGCCGGAGTCGTTGAGGCTCAGCGGTGGTTTCGAGTAGGGAAGTGGGAGGGTGGCGCGGTTGGGCATAGGGTTGGCTCCTTGCCGATGGCGGTCGGCGTCAGGGTTCGAGCACCACGGGTGTGTCATTGGGCAGCGTGAGAGGCTGCGGTGCACCAACTCCGCGGACTACTGAGGCGACGACATGGGTCTGCGGGCGCAGCACGTCGACCAGGCGCACGCGGTGCGTCTTCTGCTTCACCCGGTAGACGAGGGTCGAGCCGACATCGTCGTAGTTCAGTTCGCCGAATAGCTTGGTCATGCGGTCTTCCTTGCGCGGCGGTGTTTGGTCTGGCAGCCGGAGCAGCGGCCGCGTGAGGCGTGGCGGACATGGCCCTCCGGGACGGGGTCGCGTGGGCCGACCATCGGACGGGAGCAGTCGACGCAGTGCTCCGGGCGGAGCTGGTACACCTTCGCCATCTGCCCGGACCGGTCGGTCGCGGAGTAGCAGCCCTTGCACAAACCGCGGGCGGCGAGGTGGGCTTCGTTCACGCCGAGCGTCTCCCCGGCCGGGATGAGGCGCCGTTCGCAGCCCGCGCAAAGCCGGATCCTCTGGGCTCCACGCCCATACCGGTCGATCACGGCCTGCAACGCCAGCACCGTGGAGTTGTCACCCCGGCAGATGATTCCGGCGGCGATCACTCCGTCAGCGGGCAGCGTGATCTCCGGTTCGGTGGCGAGCTGCCCGGCGCCGAGTGCGCGGCGAGCGCAGTCGACAACTTGGCTAATCGGGCAGGCTGTTTCGCAGTGCGCTATGGCGGCGATGGTGTCCGGGTGCAGGTGCCAGGTGGGGTCTTCGCCGGGCTGCACAAAACGGGAGTCGAGTCGGCACGATGCCTGCTGCTTTTCCCGTTCGTGGTTCACGACACGATGCTCTCCACTGCGCATTCACTGCGCAATGAGGAGTGGTGTGTTGCGTGTTGCGGGTTCCAACTCGTCAACGGCCGCAAGCTGGGTGGGAGACGGTCGGGCTTTGTAAACTCTTTGTCATGGCTACTCGCAATGCGGCAGGCAAGATTCAGGAACTCATCGACGCTGCATCGAACTTCGAAGCTCTAGCGGGAGCCATTCAAGGGAACGATGAAGCAGCAGGCGAGTCCGCTGCCGCTAAGTTGCGTGCGGAATATCGCAGTTGGTATTCATCCAGCCTGGCGGTGCTCCCGGAAGATTTGCGCGATCGCTTTCGAAAGGAGTATGAGGGTGGAACGCTTAGCTGGAAGATAAAGAAGTTTTTGGAAGAACCTCGGCGGGCATTTCCGGTCAGTCCGGACACGATGACGGACGCATCGCGAGAGATATTCAATTCTCCATGGTCGTGGCCATATGAAAAGAATTTTATCCATCCACTCAATGAGCAGGTTAGCTATCTATACGAAGCATTGTCTCGCTTGGGAATAGACGCGGGTACGGCCGACAGTCTCGAACTGCTTGAAAATATCTCACGCAAGTTGCCCGAATCTCTTTCTATCCTCGCAGAGGGGGCCAGGTCGGGCAGGGCTGGCCTGGTCGTAAATGACGAGTACGACCTACAGCACATCCTGCATTCGATTACTGTCCTGCACTTTGAAGAGGTGCAAGCGGAGGAGCCTACGCCCACGATGGGTGGGCGCTCTTCGCGGCTCGATTTCCTACTCAAACGTGAGAGACTGGCTATCGAGACGAAAATGACTCGGGAAAGTCTGACCTTGCCGAAGCTTCGGGAGGAGCTGGCATCTGATGTGGCTTGGTTCCGCGGCCATCCGCACGTACAGGGGCTATTCATCCTTATTTACGACCCGAAGCGAAGAATCAGGAACTCGACCGGAGTCGAGAATGACCTTAATTCCCTTACGGGTGATGACTTCACGGTACGGGCTGTCATAATCCACTAGCGCAGGATCGATTGCGCGGCGCGTGGCGGCCGGCTCCGCGCCGCAGGCAGAGGCGAACGGCCTTGCGGTGCATACAAATAGGCCAGGTAGCAGCAGCCAGACCGTGTGAAGACTGCTGAAGTCGAGCAGGTTTGGTGGCATGGCGGGCTCCTAGACGAGCGATAGGTCCGAGACGTCCCCGGCCTGGGTGAGGTATACGAGGGCTCCGCGTCGCGCTTCCGCGCCGTGCCGGTCCCGGTAGTAGTTGGAGCCGCCGTCGAGGGTGGAGGACTGGATACGGGTACGCGTCCGCGTCGTCTCCAGCTCGAAGGTGTGGAAATGGCCGTGCACGAGCACGTCAGCGCCTCCCGGGCCTTGTCCATGGAATGCCTGCTGCTGCCACCACTCCATTGCCTTGCCGCGTCGCCACTGATGACCGTGCGCGATGGTGAATACCGTGTCGCCCACGGGGACAGTCATGTTGCCGCGTTCCGGCTCAGGGGTGCGGATGGTGACGTGCTCGTACGCGTCGGGATTACGCGTCAGCCCCCGCGCGACGCTGTTCGCGGCGTGCGTCGCCCACCCGTCACCCGGTCGCGTCACGGGGACGCGTTGCGCCTCGTCGTGGTTGCCGTTCACGACGTCGCACAGCAGTTCGTCGGCGACGTCAGCGAACGCGTCGATAGTGCTGTACAGGATCTGCTCGAACACCTGGATCTGTTCGGTGAGCGTCAGATCGGTGCGCCAGATGAGCCGACCGGACTGCGACTGGTTCCCCTCGACGCAGTCGCCTGGGAACATCAGGTGCACGGTGCTGATCGGACGCGTCGCACGCAACTGCGTCAGCTTCGCGACGGCGCGCTCCAACGCGGACCAGTACCGCTCCAGGATCGCGTCGGTTCCGCCGTTGTCCACCTTGCCGATCTGCAAGTCGCTGGCCTGGAAGTTGAACACCGCGGCGCCCGCCGCGACAGGCCGACGCGGTGACGCGGCACGTTCGACGATCTGCTGTATGAGCCGCTCACCGGGCTCGGGTTCGCCGTTGTCGGCGACGATGTAGAACCGGTCGGCTTGCAACCATTCGCGGTGGAAGTTCTGCCACCGCGACACCCGAACAGACCGGGTCGGATCGAGCTTCACACCGGCCAGGCTGTGCTTTTCGAGAAGCTCGGCGAAGGCCGGCGGGGCCTCGTCGGCCCGGTGCTGCTCGCTGTCGATATAGCCGCTGCGGCCGTCGAACTCGACGCGCGGCGTATATCCGGGGTCGCTGGTCGCGGTGGCGGTCGCGGCCAGTTCCTCGCCGATGCTCACGCGGTCGCCTCGACCGGGCAGCAGCACGAGTGGAGGGTGTGCGAGTAGAGCATCGCGTTGGAGCCCTCGTAGCCGCGGGTTCGGGCGACGCGAAGCAGCACGGACTTCCGGCCGCCGTTGTCGAGCCACTGCCGCACTTCGGCCTGCTCGGTGTCGGGCAGGGAGGCGAGCCAGCGGCCCGCAATGCAGCGGCGGGTGGTGCGGTCCTCCGCGCGCAGTTGATCGGTGAGGCTCATGAGCCCTCGTTTCGGGTGCAGGGCCGGGGCTGCACCAGTCGACCCCTGTGCCTGCGGCGCTGTGCTCGCGGCGGCGGGGTCGAGAAGTGGGGTGCAGCCCCGGCGTTCGGGGGGCGGCGGTCAGTTCGCGCGGTGGCGGATGACGCGCCACGGGCCTCGGGCGGCGAGGTCGTTGGAGGTCAGTCCGGCGTCCGATCCGGTGGTGTACCAGAACGCGCCGGTCCGTTCCCAGATCGAGGCGTCGGTCTGGGAGACGATGACCGCGTTGTCGATGAAGCCTTCGAGGTAGGCGACATCGGGGGCGGAGACAGGGACGACCATAGGGCCGTTGGTGAGGACGGGGCCGCTGATGCCTCCGGTGAGGTATCCGGAGAGCGAGTCGAGGGTCCGCGCGAGCGCCTCCAGTCTCGTCGCAGGGCCGTGCGAAGCCTCGTTGGTGATGGCTTGCAGTACGGCGTCGATAGCGGCTGCGGCTGTGGACACGGCTGGTATCTCCTGGGGCTGGACTGGGGTTGGTTCCTTGGCCGGTCTGGCGGGACCGGAGGTGTTAGTGGTCAGCTGGTCACCTCGAGGAGCCGCGCGTCGGCGGGGGCCTCGATCGTGAGCCGGGGGCTGTAGTCGTCGCCGCTGGGCTCGATGCGCAGCGGCCAGTTGGGCACTGGCTTGGCCTCGTTGGTCGCGCCGATTCCGATGTTCCAGCAGCCCGTGTCGGAGTCCTGGTCGAGCCGGACTCGGAGCTGGCCGCCGGTGCGGGAGACGATGTGGAAGACCGCGCCGTCGTAGGCGCTGTATTCCTCGACTTCTCGAGAGAAGCCGTCGGAGGTGGTGACGATCGCGGTGTCGTCGGACGCACCTTGGATGGTGTAGGAGAGCACGGCGCAACGGTATGGCTGGTTTGCTGTGTCTGCGGAGAGCGAGTCAGCTGCACCTCGTAACCAACGGAGTGCAGCTGAGGCCCGCGGGATACTTGACCGCAGCCTGCACCTGCACGCAGGTTGCTGCGATACTTGAGGTGTGACTGAATCCTATAGGCGGTTCCAGGTTGAGAGGCCCCAATACCTGGCTGACAGCTATTGGGAATGCATCAAGGTCGAGGCAGATCGACTGTCTCGCTCTCTGGACGCTGGGGATGCCTCCCAGGCGCTTAGCGACTTGAAGTGCCTGGTGGAGTCGGTATCAAAGATCGTGCTCGATATCAACGGCACCCCGCCGGGCTCCAATGACAACTTCCAGGGTCTGGTTAAGCGCGCGCACGACCTGCTGGCCAAGCAGCCCGGCTATGAATTGGTCGACACTTCCCCATTCGGGGACATGTCGACTCAATCGAAGAAAATCGCCTGCAACCTCGCCGAAATCCGAAATAACTACGGTGGCGGGCATGGTCGGTTCCGGGTTCCGGATCTTGCCGACGAGATGCTGCACATGGCACTCGACGGGAGTTTGATGTGGGTGCGGTGGGCACTGAGGCGCATCGGCTACTTTGCCGAAGGGCGACCCGACCAGTTGATCGACGCGCTTATTGGCGAACGAAAGATCTTTCATGCCGGACAGCTGGAGATTCGCTTGATGGCAGCGAACTTGCCCGGTCTGGAGGCCAAGCACCAGCGCAGCATCGGCGTAGCTGTCGGACAGCGCGCGGAGAGAGGCACATTCGTCGTTCGCGCTGACGGCGTCGACGCTTGCGTAGGGTCAGATGACATCGGGGTCTGGCCACAGGAGTATAGGTTCGGTGTCGTCTGGGGCTTGTGGGTCAATGAAGAGGGGCACGTCAGTATCAGCAGCCAACATATTCGCGACACCATGAGATTGTTGGATCCAGTTTCTGACTGCTCGAATGACCTGACCGGGTTGGTGAACGAGATTGTGGCGGCCAAGATCGCATTGCCTGGCATAGATGATGGCGAAGATGACGAAGAAGTGAAGCGATCGGTGCAAGACCTCATGGCGGTGGTGCAGGAGTTGGACGAATGGCTCCGTACCCGTCCCGACACTGAGGCCGCAGATTGGAAGCGACTTTCTGCTGCATGTAATCCAGCTGCAGAATAGGCAGTGTCATCAGGCCCGCTTGCCGTCGATCCTGCTAGCGGCCGGACTCCCGGGGACGGAGAGTGTAAACCCCTTCGGCAGAAGCAATTCTGCCGAAGGGTCCGGGTGAGCGGCGCTACGCGGCAGCCCAGCCGACTTCACGCCGGAACGCGGCCTTGCGCTGCTGCTGCAACTCGCGCAGCTGCTTGAGGCCCTGGTGGTGGGCGGTACGTTCACTGCTCGACGTCATTTGCTGGAGCTGCGCGGTGAGTTCGGCGATCTGGCTGTCGAGGGCAACCCGCTCCTCGTGGCCGGTCTGGTCGAGGATGCGGGGCTGGTCAGGCTGAGACATCGGGATTCTCCTTCGGGGTGATGACAACCCACTCACCACTCCCGCCGCGGCGGATGTGCCCGGCGCTCTTGGCGGTCTTCAGGGCGTGGCTGATGGTCGCCAGGTCGACCGGCGGTAGGTCGTCGGTGGTGAACCGGTGCCCGGCGCCGCGCGCAACGAGGAGCGCCAGCGCCTTGTCGACCGCTGCGCGGTCCGGGGTCCGGTGATGCAGCCCGGTCCGGTGCAGGGTTTGCGCGAGGGCGTCGGGGCTGCGGTGGAGGCGGCGGGCGATGGTCTCGAACGCGAGCCCGTCCTCTGCCAGCCAGAAGTAATCGCCGACCAGATTGGATTCCTCGACGGTGATCTTCTCGGCGCGGGTGCCAGAGCGGCGTCGGGCGCTCATCTCGGCGAACGTGATGTCTTCCTCGACCACGTACGGGTCAACGGTGGTGGGCATGGGGGTGTTCCTTTCGGGTGGCCCGTGGCGGCGGGCCTGCGCGTTGCCGCGCGGATTGACTGTATCTTTCTGGGGCGGCGGCGTTTACGATCGGCCGGTGAGCGCGCCTGAGATGGTTCTCCAGTACATCAACGCCTTGAAGTGGCCAGTGATCGCTGCGCTTGCGATTGCCCTGTTACACACCCCAGCGCGGACTCTGCTAGCACAAATGCAGAGAGTGAGGGTTGCGGCATTCGGTGCGGAGGCCGAGGTCGAGCGACAGGCTCAGGATTTGGCTCGCGACGTATCCTCCACTGCTACCGAGCTTGCACATGATTCCCGTCGGGAGGACGCTGCTGCTATCCGAACGACGCTGCTGGAGCCCGCAGGTAGTCCTGAAGCCGACCCGTTCCGGCCACTGGTTGAACCGGTTTCCGATCAGGCATCTGCGGTTCTCCAACTTCCACAGGTCGAATTCGAGGTGCTCGTTGCGAAACTCGAAGAGCTGAGAGACTTCTCTTTTGGCGGCGCTTCGGTGCTGCGCACAATCGAGAGCTCTCCTGCCCACACGATTGAACGCATTTTTGATCAGTTGCAGAGGCTTGTAGTGCAAATCAGAATGTCGACTGATCTGTGGCCAGGAACCCCTCACGACCTCGTACTGACCTGGCGTTCCATCATCCGCATCGCTGGCAGAGCAATATCCGATGGCGCCAACGCCAGCGCTGCGCACAATTTTAATATTGGAACTCGTGACTGGGCACGTATGTACGCCGACTTCCTTGAAGATGCAATTGCTGAGGCTGCACGGATATCGGCTCGCGTGTCCGCCGAGAGCCGGGCACTGCTCTCGGCGGACACACCCAGATGATCAGAACGGTGGTTCGTCGTGCTTGTGCGCCGGGGCGCTGCCCCACGGGTCGCTGTCGTCGGCGCGCTGCTGCTGCCCGGACTGGCGCCGCTGCCCACCCCCGCCGCCGTTGCCTCCGCTGGTCTTGTTGACCTTCGCGGTCGCGTACTTGAGGCTCGGGCCGATTTCCTCGACCTCCAACTCCACCACGGTCCGCTTCTCTCCCTCGCGGGTCTCGAACGACCGCTGTTTCAGGTTGCCGGTCACGATCACTCGCGACCCGCGGACCAGCGACTCGGCGACGTTCTCCGCGGCTTCACGCCAGATATTGCAGCGCAGGAACAGCGCCTCGCCGTCTTTCCACTCGTTGGTGTTGCGGTCGAATATCCGCGGCGTCGAGGCCACGGTGAAGTTCGCGACCGCCGCACCGGCCGGGGTGAAGCGGAGTTCAGGGTCGGCGGTCAGATTGCCGATGACGGTGAGGGTGGTGTCGTTTGCCATGAGGCGTTCTCCTTCTCGGGGTGTCAGCGCGCGGCTGCGCGAGACAGTTCGCTGATGCGTCGGAATCGGCGCCGGATCTCGGTGTCGCTGTAGGGCTGGGAGGCTTCGGCGAGCCAGGCGGTGAGCGCGTCGGCCGGGTCCGGCATCGTCGCGATATCGACGATGTCCGGCAGGGTGAGGTCGAGCAGCACCAGCAGTTGCCGGACCTCATGCCACAAGGCGGTGACGTGGGCTGCCGTCCGCTCGATATGCGGCGGCGGGGACGGTGGGGCGGGGACGGTCACGGGTTCCTCTCGGATCGGTACTTGGCGGAGGCTGAGGCGTTGGCGGCCGTGCACCGGTCGCACCGACACAGCCAGTTGACGTAGGTGGACAGCACGCCGTGGGGGAGCGGCTGGAACTCGTTGTCGGACGCGGCGAACGGCCTGCCATTCGCGCCGGTCGTCAGATGGCGGCTGCGGCGAACCCGGACCTTGGCGGCATAGGCCGCCATCGCTTTCCGGCACTCCGAGCACCGGCACCTTCCCTTGGTGTAGGTGCCAGTGGTTCCGTGCTTGGTGCGGATGGCGGTAGTCACTGCGACCGGTCCACGGGGCAGCGCTGATGCCTGCCACCTCCGGCGAGCAGGGTGTGCAGGCCGGCAGGCGCGTTGCACCACACGCAGCGCGGGCGGACGTAGGGGCGGACCCGCGCGGGCGGTCTGTGCGGGCGGATCGGGATGGTGGGCAGGTCGAACATTGTGGTTCCTCTCGGGAAACCGGGGGCGCCGATGGCGGTCGACGCCCCCGGGTGTGCTGCGGCCCTGACGGGCGCTGCGGCTACTGCGCTGCGGCCATCTGATCGGCCGACTTGTGGGCGCGGATCTCGTGATAGGGCACGGTTCCGGTGCAGCCCTCGATGTACAGGGATTCCACGGTCACGCTCTTGCCGTTGACGCGGACGACCTTGTGCCAGGAGCCGTGCCGGTACCGGATGTAGTCGCCCTTGGCGATATCGGCCTTGGTGTAGCCGGTGGCCTCGCCGTTGGCGATCTGCTCGGCGCGGACGGCCTTCCAGTACTCGATGTCGCTGGCGCGCTGGTCCACGCGGGCCTGCACGCGCTCGCGGTATGCCCCGCTGGCGGGCTTCACCTCGGTGACGTACGGGGCGCGGCCTCGCTTCCCGCCGTCCAAGATGCGCTGGTCGCTGCGCTGCTCCGCTTCCAAGCTGAGAATCCGGTTCCCCACGGTGACGGGGTTGTAGCGATGCCCGGTGGTGCGGGTGGCGGCGTCGGCGCGGTCCGCAGCCAACTCGGCCGCCTTGTGCGCCTCGACGGACTTGCCGAGCGCGTTCCACGACTTCTCGATGGCGCGGCGGTGCCTGTGCTCGGAGTGGTGACCGACCTTGATCGGTTCGCCGCCCGGGGGCAGGGCTTCGTGAGCGCGCTGGTGCGCCTGCTCGGCGGCCTCGGCCTGCCCGGCCCGCCGTTCGGCCTTCGCGGCGAGAGCGGCGACGCGGTCGTCCTGACGACCGGCGCGTTGGGCCTCGGCCTCCGCGGTGTCCTGGACGCTGCGGTCGATCTTCACCTCGACCTCGAAACCGGCCTCTCGCAGCATCTTCGCGGCCGCGTTGATGTGGTAGTCCTTCGGCTGCCGGTTGCGGGAGGAGACAACGATCCAGCACTGGAGGCTGCGCGCCCATTTCCAGTGGCCGACGCGGTCGCGGATCGCCCGCATCACTTCGTAGGTGCCGTCGTCGCGGCTGGTGCCGGTGAGCAGGGTGCCTTCGGCGGCGTTGTGGCTGATGGTCAGCACTTGCGTGTGGTTCCTTTCCGGGGGCCGGGCACTGGCGGCGGCCAGTGCCCGGCCGGGGGTGTGACCGTGGCGGCGGTCAGAGGGGGATGAACGTCGGGTACTCGCCGCGTCCGTTGCAGTCGCGGCAGCCGCCGCCGTTGCAGTTGGAGCAGATCGCCCAGTGTTCGACGGTCTCGCGGCGCCTGCTGCGACGCTGCGGGGTCTGCTCGGTGGCCGTGGTGTTCGGCATCTGGTTCCTTCCGGGGTGACCGTGGCGGCGGTCAGGAGTTGCCGTCGGTGTCGGCGGCGAGGTCGAGGAGATCGGCCGCGTACTCGTGGCCCTCCGTGTCGACGTTGAACAGCAGCCCGAGGGCGGGCTGGTGTCGGTCGACACGGAGCGCCGCCGCCAGGCGGCGACGCTTCCGTGTCTCACCCATCAGGCGGCGCGGCGGTCGAGTTCCGCGTTGCGGTCCCACGCCTCGTCTTCGAGGGCAGCCTCACGCGCCGCGATGAGCGCCGCGGTCGCCTCCCGGACCTTGGTCGCGACGTGGTCCTGGCCGCGGTCGGGGTTCTCGGCGAGCAGCCAGGCCGTATCGGCGAGCCGGTGGAACTGGCCGATGCTCGGCGTCGCGGCGATCGGCCACGCCTGTTCGAGCCATCCGGCGACACCCTCGCTCGGGACGATCAGAATGTCGCCGTCTTCGATCGCGTCGTCGAACTGGCTGCGGTCGTATGCCTCGCCTGTGGACGCGAACGTATGAATGGTCATCTTCCTCGGTTCCTTTCGGTTGCCCGTTGGCGCGGGCATGGGGCGGGCCGTGGCGGCGGCCCAGTCGCGGCCGGCCGGTTAATCCGGCCGGGTTTCGCTGCTGGGACGGTCTTTCTCGGCTCCGGCCCAACGCGTTTGACAGTATCCTCGCCCATTTGCAATGTCAACACTGCGCACGCACTGCGCAGAAAAATGCGCATCTATTTCGCAAGCCTCGCTGGTGGAGTCCTGGGCTGGCGGCCGGGAAGTAGGTGTGGATACCGGAAGCGCTCAGGGCTGGTTATCGTTTAATCGACCACGGAGCCAAGGGGGCCTTATGGACTTCGCCAAACTTCCGACCGGCGACAGAGGCTGGCGACAGTTTGTCGACATGGTGAGCACGATCGACGACCGGGAGGAGCGTCACTACCTGGAACTGAAATCTGACATCGGTCCTGCGTCGCGCAGTGGCGGCGCGAAAGTTGCGAAGTTCATCCTCGGTGCCGCGAATCGGAGCCCTTCCAAGGCTGTGAAGTACTTCGGAGGTCATGCCCTTCTGGTTGTTGGCGTCTCGAAGGGGGCGGTCACCGGCATCCGATTCCCAGAGGTCAAGGACCTCGAAAAGCGGGTTTTCGACTATACGCGACTTCCTGGTCCGTCTTGGGACTTCAAGCGGATTCCGGTCGATGGCACTGACCGAGATGTCATCGTCATCATCGTTGACCCTCCAAAGGATGGCGACCCATTGTGGGTCTGCTACAGAGAGCACAGCGAAGAGGGGCTCAGGAACGGGGGAGTTTATATCCGCGGTGATGGCGAAACACGGTTGGCAACTGGAGACGAGATCGGAGAGCTCTGTCGCCGCATGATCGGTGGGGGTTCGCCGAAAGCTGATATTGAACTAGGAATCAACGCCAAGGTGTATCGATACGGATGCGATGAATCGCTGGTCGATGAATACATCGCTGCCGTACGGTCTAGAGTGACCCCGGGGCCGAGCAACCCGTACCGTCTGGCAGAAGTCATTTTCGGTGATACCCGAACTTGGGTTGACTTCCAGAAAGAACTTCAAGAGTGGGAGTCGGAGACGAGGGAGGAATGGCCAGACGTCGTAGCGGCTGCTGTTGGTGCGCTCGGTCTTCCGCCGAAAATTCAATTGCACAATAAGAGCAAAGATTATCTCAAGCACCCTCGTATCGGAGCGCTGATTAAGGGACTCCACCTCTGGGCGGTCGACGCAGTTGATAAGGATGATTTCGACCCCTATGGGATCCTCCCCAAGCCTCCAGATCCGTGGGGTGCGAGGGGTATCGCCCGAGTGGGCTCGTCATACGGCCTGAACATATTTTCGCCATCTGTGCCGAAACGGGCCGGGCATGGAGAATTGGATTGGCGAATATTGGAGACGGAGGAAGGTTGGGAAGATGGGGGTGTGGGGTTCACTGGATCGCTACCCGAGTTGCGTTCGGAGGAACTGTCTCTCAGTTTCGCCGCCGATTTTGTGTTGATAACGAATTCGTCGGACCTGACTGAGGTACATGGAAAATGGCGAGTCACCTTTGCCGAGCACAACCATGTATACGGGCCGACCGACTTTACTGCGGAAGTTGTCGAAGTAGATGTGACTCCATTGTTGCGCACATTTCTCATCGAGCGGCCCGCCGCAGAGGTGGATGCAGATTTTGAACGGTAGTGTCATCTGATGACATCGATCGGTGGCGGTGAGTGGCGACCCGCCTACGGGCTCGGCAACGGCCGGACCGGAGTCAACCCGCGGCGCCTCTACCAGAACGACGCAGGCGACTGGGAAGAACCAGCCCCGACCACCTGTCGCAACAACCACCCCCTCAGTCGCGGCCGCGCCACAGTCGGCTGGGTCGCCTGCCGCGCGGCAGGCCGGCGCGGACACCGCACCCACCGCTGCAACATCTGCGGGTACGTGGTGAAGACCCCACCGGGCGACGAATACTGCACCTGCGAGACCGAGCGTGGTCGCTGGGTCGAGCACAAGAAATAACCGGGGCGCACCGACCGCCCCGGTCCTTGAGGCCGGACCGGGAGTTCCGAACGCCCTGGCCCGACACTCCAGTATGTGCCCGCGGAACCGGCAGTGCGGCCGGATCGTCCAATCCCGCATGACCATCGAACTGAAACCAATCCCACCCTACGAGCCGCCGATCACCCAAGACCGCGGCCCGAGCGAACAGAACCGTCAGGCATGGCAATCCTGGCTCGCCGAACTCGACGACCAGGATCCTGACACCGACTAGGGTCGACCGGCGCGAGCCGCAGCGATCAACGCCCGCGCCTTCCCGCCGTAGACCGCGCGGGCCGCCAGCGCCGCGAAAGTCCGCTCATACAGTGCGATCTCTGACGGTGTCGTTACCGACAGCCCCGCCGACACCGTCTCCACCATCACCAGACCTCGGTCGAACATGAGGAAGTTCGTCGACGGCACCCCGAACTCCGCGGCACGCGGGATCACCCCCACACCCACCCGGCCTATGTCCAGCGTCCCCAGCAGGTGATCGAGCTGCCCTGCCATCACCCGTTCATCACCGACAGTCGAGTACAGCACCTGCTCTCCCAGCACGAACCGGAACTCCCTGCCCGGCGCGCCCAGCACCGCCTGCCGCTCCATCCGCGCGTCGACCGCAGCGTCCAGGTCGTCGACCCCGGTGTCCAACAGGTCGATACACGCCCGCAAGATCGCCGCCGCATACTCGCGGGTCTGCAATAGGCCCGGCACCAGCGCGGGCTCGAACCAGCGCAGCAGCCGCGCCCCCGATTCGAGTTCGGCGACCTTACGCTGCCGGTGCCGGTGCCCGCCCGCATGCAACCGCCGCCACTCGATATAGGCGGCGCGCACGTTCCGCGCCGACGCCAGCAGATCAGGGACCAGCAACTCGGCGCCGGTCGCTACACACCAGTCGCGGATATCGTCGTCGGAGGGCACCTGTTTGCCGTGCTCCAACCTGGACACCTTCGACGAGTGCCAGTTGAGGCGGGCGGCGAGGTCGAGACCGGTGAGGCGGGCGTCGCGGCGCAGCTCCCGCAGCCGCGCCCCGAACGCCTGCCGTGCTTGGTCGCTACCGGTCACCCCGCGGGCTGGTAGTCGCTGTGGTCGATCCCCTCAGCCCACAGCAGGTCCCAGCCTATGCGCGCGGCCTGCACCAGGTTCGGGTCTTCAGTGACCGCGAACCCTTCGACGTGATCCCCATCGTGGAACAGGGAGAACAGCAGCAGTCGGTCGTCGATCAGCCACCAGTCGTCCCGCGCGATCAGGCCGGCCGTCACCTTGTGCCGCGGCAGCCACCGCACGGTCTCGCCCGCGTCGACGTTGAAACCGGTCACCGAATGCAGCCAACGCGAGTACAGGGTGAACGGTTCGGTGACGACACGGAGCCGGTCGACGGCGACCCCGCGGCTAACCAGACCGGTCACGGTCTCGGTCCACGGCGCGAACCAGGCTTTGAGGTCGGGGTCGGGTTCACCGGCCCGGAACCGTTCTAGTCGTTCGGTTTCCGCTCCGGTGTGGTAGTTGTCGCGGACCTCGATATGGCGGGCCGACGTCCGCGCCTCCTGCAGCAGGGCGATACCTGCGGGGTCCTCAAGCTGTCGCATCCGGTCGAACCTCCTTGCCTCGCCCGATCTCGACGCTGGCCTCGTGGTCGGGGATGTCCATCTGGGAAAGGGTCTCAGTGTCGGTGATAGGGCGGCCGGTCAGGTAGAAGGTGCCCCGGCCGGTGTCCTGGTGCGGGGCGTCCAGGAAGGTCCCCCACTCCAGGTATCCCAGCAGTTGGTGCGGGATCTCGACGGTGTCGTCGCGGTCGGTGCGCCAGCCTTGCAGCACGTAGCTGTCGTGGTCGGTGGCGTAGAGGGTCGGCGACTGGTGCTGTCCGGTGTTCTTGCCAAGGAATCTGAGCTTCACTGTTGTCTCCCTTGAGGTTTGCACGGTACCTGCTCCATCGTGGCGGTTGGGAGTGGTGAGCGGTAGCGGGATTCGCAAAGTGCCGCAAAGTCATGGTGTCGGCTGAGGTTCCGCCCATAGCGTCGGAGACAGCCACCCGGCACCGCCTCGTGCCACTGTCGCCGGTCCCCGGGTGGCCTCCGAACCAACCCCTGAACCCGTGAGGTGAACCCATGGGCGAGACCCTCCCGCCGCTGCCGACGCGGCCCCCGAGAAACCGGGCGATGGCCGCCGCGCTGCGCTACTGGCACAGCAGCCGCGCCCGCGACCGCTCGCTACTGGAACGGGTCGCCCGGGGGTTACGGGCATTACCCGACGACTACCCGTCGTCGCACTGCCGCAGCACCGTGCCGATCCGTGGGCACGCGCATGCGCAACAGTTGATGGCGATCCATGCCCGCCACCGCTGCGACCGCTACACCGACGCGGTCCGGTTCGTCGGAGCGGTGACGACATGACCGATATTGAAACCGCCCGACCAGGGGGAGTGCACGCACCGGTTGGGGTGGATACCACCCGGCCGAGCATGGCGCGGGTTTGCAACTGGATGCTCGGCGGGAAGGACAACTACGCCCATGATCGGAATGTCGGCGAGCAGCTCGACCGCGTCGCGCCGAGCCAGACCGCGGCCGCGTGGGCATCCAGGCAGTTCCAGCAGCGCGCCCTCCGGTATCTGATCGAGCTCGCGGGGGTGCGGCAGTTCCTCGATATCGGTGCCGGCCTCCCGCTCCCGGCCCCCTCCGACGTCAATACACATCAGGCGACCGCGTACATGCACACGTTGCCGGACGCGGACCGCCCGACAGTCGTCTACGTCGACCACGATCCGGTGTGCCTCGCCCACGGTCGGGTGCTACTGGAGACCACCGACCAATCCCACTACGTGCAAGGCGATCTGCTCACCCCGGGTCTGGCGGGGTCGGAGGCCGCGACCTACCTCGAACTGGAGAAGCCTGTCGGTGTGCTGCTGTGCGGCGTCCTGCACCACGTCGACGACGAGACCGATCCGGCCGCCGTGGTGCGCGGCTGGGTCGACGCGGTCCCGGCCGGTTCGTACTTCGTGCTCACGCATCAGTGGAACCCGGGCGGCGAGTCACCATTGGCTCAGGCGGCCGCCAGGTGCCAGGATCTATATCTCGACCTGATGGGGTCGGGCTGGTTCCGAAGCCGCGAGGAGATCTCCGCCCTCTTCGACGGCTTGGAGCTGCTCGACCCCGGCCTGGTCACGCCGGGGGAGTGGTGGCCGAGCGGTCCGGCGCGGAAGTTTCCGACTACGGCTGAGAGTCTAGTGCTGGCGGGGGTGGCTCGGAAGCCGTAGCCGGGTCGTCTGGGTCGAGATCGGCCTGTCGGCTACTCGCCGCCGCCCTCCCCGCGATCGTGCGTTTGCCCGGACTTCTCATGGCCTGGACGGTATCGGCCTTCCGAGTCGAAATCGTCTCGCCAAGGAGACTTCTCCAAGATCCATTGCCGCCCTCGCTCTCGCATTTCCTCCTTCAACCTCTTGGGGATCCAGGCAGAATCGAAGAGGGCGGTCCTCCATGCTGATAAAGCGACAATCAGTACGGTGAGCGCGGCGGCGGCGGGGACTGGATGCTCACGCACCCACTGCAATGCGGAGTTGGACCACATCAAGAACATGATGGCGCCCGTGCCTCCAGCCAGCAGCACCGCGTTGAAGGCGAACTCAGCCAACATCGACCCCTTGGCGCGGCGTGCAACCTCAAGGTCGACGAGGTGCTCATAGAAGTCGACATGTTCTGGTTCAGTCAAGGTCGCCCATTCTCGCGGCGTGTCTAACACCTTGAGCTTGTCTTTCCGGCGCATCTCGCCGAGTGTGAGCGCAATCGCTATCTGTACGGTGTTCTTGCCGGGGAGGTCTTCATCGCCGACCTTCGGCCAGTCATTCAGAACCTCGACGAGGTGCTGGAGTTTTTCATGAGGCTTCTTCCTATTCGATTGCCATGTCATGGAGCCGGTCACGATCGCGGCGAGCAGGGCACCAAGCGGAATCAGGAAGGGTACCCACCAGGCGACGTTGGTCGTCTGCGGCTGCTGGGCGAGAGCTGCAATCACATGGAAATCGTTGCAGCCCAACCGGCACCGCGCAGCGTTTCCGGGTCAGGCCAGTAGGGCACCGTCGATCGCGTAGGGGCTCATTCTGGTTGGGGTCGGCCGGAAACCGGAACCGTAGCGGGCTGGTCCGGGTCGGCTTGTCGGGGCTCCTCGGTAGCGTTCTCCGCGTGGTCGGGGTGCTTCGCCAGCTTCCCCAGGCTAGGCACCCCCCGCGCTGTCGTATCGCAAGCGCTCGGCGTGTATTTCGTCGTGGAGTTTTCGCAGGTTCCGTGCATATGAAAAAAGCATGGCGCCCAAAATAGCTGCAGTGATCGCAGCCATTGCCGTTATGACGATCCATATGTCGCCAGGAACCTCCGTACCGTTAGGCAGTTTAAGCATCCGCCGCCAGACGTAGATGTTGCTCGCTAGGCCGAGAGGCAGCACGATTATGAGACCGCCGACCACGGCGTCTTGACGTAGCCGGTCGACCCGCTCGACGTAGGTTCGATACACATCCCATTCGCTATCCAAACTCCAGAGCGGATGTGCTAGCTCGCCTTCTACGCGGCGAACTTCAAATAGTGCGTGCGCGATCGATCTGTCAAGTGAGCTGAGGCCCTCGAGGGTCTCGGGCCACTCTTTGCGGAGGTTGACCAGCGCTTCAAGCCGGTCGTATGCCGTCTTTCGGGAGCTGCGCAGCGTGTACCGGCCGCCGATCCACGCTACGACGATTGCAGCCACGGGCGCGCCGAGGGTCAGGAGGCTCACCCACCACGGGGTGCTCGGCGATGGGCCGGGATCTTGTGCGAGCCAGTCGATCACGCGCCGATCCTGCCATGTGGGTCAGCTATGCGAAACCGTCAGAGTCCGTGCTCACGTGCTAGGAGGCGGAAGTATTCGCGGCTCTTGCCCGTGCGGCGCGTGAGGTCGGCCTGCACGCCGCGTTTGCCGCTGCGGAGCATGTCGAGGATGACTTCGTCGACGCGCTGTTGTGCGCGGGCGAGGTCGTCGAGTGCTTTGTCGAGATCGTCCATGCCTCCAGGATATGCCAAATCGCTTGGCCTCTCAACTTGTCATATGCCAACTAATTTGGCATACTTAAGGGGTCGGCAACAGGCCGACAACCACATTGAAAACTCAACAGAGAGAAGGCAATCGGATGACCGAAAACCGCTCGAAATGCCTCCACGACGCATACACCGCGCTCCGGAAGGCGTTGCTCACCGAGATGCTGCTGCCCGTCGAGATACCAGACCTGGAACTCGAAAACTGGCGGCCGCACGCAGTCCGCAAGAACGTGGTGCTCGCCCGGGACGTTCTCAAGGACATGCCCGGAGACCCCCACCACATCCACCTGGTTGATCAGCTCGCGCTCGACTGGCTGACCGCCGTGGTGCTGACCAGGATGAGCCACGTCGAGGTGTGGTGCGGGGAAGCCGCAGACGACGCGCTGACGAGGTTCCAGGCGACGTTGGAAGTGCTCAGGTTCGACAGCGGCCAGTAAGAAGGAAGGCCCCGGCGGGTAGTAGCCGCCGGGGTCTTCCCGCGCCTCATCCTACAGACGCGGATCGTGCACCAGACGGAAGTCGTGCAGCCGCTCATGCTGGCCTCCCGCTGCCGTGAACTCCCGGCCGACCACCTCACCCGCCGGGATATCGCAGTCCCTGCCCATCTCAGCGGCCGAGAGGATGAGCGTGTCCCGGCGCTTGTGCCACGGCGTCACGCAGTACGCCTTGTCGCCGACGGTCAAGGCCACGTAGACCGGTACCCGACCGTCTGGCAGCACTTCGTAGTCGTCGCCGGTCGGGGGTGCGTCCCAGTCCATGCCGTACATGTCGTCGCTCACTGTGCATCCTTCCTCGCGCCCTTGATTATCGCCCCCAGATCGCCCGCAAACGCCCTCTGCGGCTCCGGACCACCCTCCGTCCCGCGAACCGGTGCCTCACGACGCCAGCGGCGCGACAGGCCCGGTTTCCGACCCCCCTGTGTTCGCCCCGTAGGCACGAACAACCGCCTTGCTTCCTCCCGCTGCTCCGTCGTCGCCGGAGGAGCCGGGAGCAACTCCCGCTGATACTTCGGCGCATACCCCGGTGCTGGCCTGGCCGCCCGGATACGCGCAGTCACATGACCGGGCATGATCCGCTCCGTCGACTCCGCGTAGTGCGCCCGGACCGCGACCAGCGCGGCGTCCCGATCCCAGCGGGCCCGCTGCGAGGCGTCCAACCACGCGGACTGCATGAGCCGGTCGATATTCCGGGAGTCGTAGGACTGCGCGACCTGGAGCAGCACCATGATCTCGTCCGCGTTCACGAGGCTTCGACCTCGCGCGCTGTCCGGCTCCACTCGTCGAGGGCAGTCACGGTCGCCCTCGGTTCCGGCATCGGGATACCAGCGGCGGCGAGGATGCGCGGGTCCGGGTTCTCCTTGAGCGCTTCGGCTCTCGCGTACTTCAACTCGCCCGGTGTGAGGCGAGGATGACCGTCGGCGGGGGCAGCGGACGGGGCCCTGGACGGCAGCGGCCCGTCTTCCCACCGCTCACCGTTCAACCACGTTGAGGGGTGCGGGACGAATCGGGGCTCGGGCAGGTTCGGATCCTCGGCGAGACCGCGCGCAGCCGCGACGATCACGGCCGGGTCGACTTTGCGGACCGCTTTCGCGTAGGCGCGTCGTGCTCCGCCTTTGTCGGTTCGCCGTGGGTAGGCAGCCCAGAATTCCGGGAAGCCGGGCGGGTCGACGCTCACCGGCCGCGCAGCGGTCGCCCCCTGCGGGGGGTTGGGGGGAGTAACTACGTCAGTAGTTACTTCTGTATCTGTATCTGTATCTGTATCTGTATCTGTATCTGTATCTGTATCTGTATCTGTATCTGTATCTGTATCTGTATATGGCACGTTTTTGGTACGGGTTTGGTAGGCATCTGCTGTAGCACTTGCTACGTTCTCGCTACCCCGTTTGGTAGCGTTCCGGGCTTTGGCCTGTCCGCCCTTGCGTCCCGCTGAACTGCGCTTTTCCCTCATTTCGTCGACCTCGGACCGGATGCGCTGGTGGTCTGCCCAGCCCGGAATAATGATGCAATCCGCTGCGAGTGGTCTGCCGGTTTGAGACTCGAACTCGGAACGAATTTTTCCAAAATCCTGTCGCAATCCGTTCGAATCTGGCTGCGCTTCGCCCTTACGGAACTCGACCGCGACGCCGGTCCCGAGGATGGCGTCGCGGTCGCGTTTGGTGCCCAGACCGCGCCAGGTGGCGGGGTCGAGGACGCCGTCAGTGAGGTATTCACCGCAGTGGCACCAGGCTTCGACGATCACCCATTTCTGTGCCTTCGACAGTCCAGCGAACCGGGGATGGCGCGGCATGTCGACGTTGATCGTGATGAACGGCCTTGAGTCCTTACGCATGTGGGGCTGTTCCTGTCTGGGGTTGGTTCGGGGGGAGACCGATCGACCTCCGGACGCGCGCAGTGGTGTAGAGCGTCCACAGGGTGTGCTGCGCGATCTGGTCATCGGTCATGCCCTCGGCTACGAGCTGGCGGACCAGTAGCCGACGGTCGCGAGGAGTGAGTACCTCGGCGGGCAACTGGCCGGCCTCGGCTTGGGCGTAGTGGATGGGATGGTCGGCGTAGTGCCGTCGCTCGAACTTCATCGGATGGGCCTGATGTCAGGTACTGCGTGACCGAACGTCGCGAACCGGCGGCCGCACGTGACGCACGCGACGTACGGGTACGGCAGCGACGCGAGTTCGGCGAGATGTTCGCGGCAGATGTACGCGTCGGACAGCCACGGCGGCCGCGCGTCGCAGTCGTGGCGCGTTACGAGCCAGTCAGGGTGTCGCGGGCAGGGGCTGCGGCGCCGCGACATGGTGCGACCGACCTCGCAGCGGGCCGCGAGGACCCATGCCGCGAGGTCGGCCGCTACCGGGACGGTCACGCGACGTCGACGTAGTGCAGGCCGGTGACGCGTTTCGACGCGAAATGCTCATCGCGCGTCACCTCACCCCAACGGACCCGATTGGGGAGGTGGCCGATATGCCAGCCGGAGAGCTCCTCGCACTCGTAGGTGCTGATGTGGTTGCCGGGCAGGGTTCGGGCGACGCGGCGTGCATCGCGCCGCGAGATATAGCGGCGCTTCTCGCACGTCGGGCACCACACCCAGTGGGAACCAGCGCGGCTCATGATGCGAGCCGATCGAGTGCCGCAACGAGCCGGTCGATCGCCTTGCGGCCGAGTGCGTTCTCTGCGTCGACCTGACGCGCCGGGGTGGTCTCCAGATACATCGACGCGAACAGCAGCGCGTCGACGCGGATCTGACCGGGCGCGCCGTCGCGGCGGCCGTGTCGCGCGTCGCGGATCGCGTCGGCGTGCGCATCGCGGCATAGCTGGCACGACGGTTCGCGTCGGCGTTTGTGGCGGTGGTATCCGGCGTCGGTGCCGCAGGTACCGGACCCGGGGGCGATGGTGATCATGCCGCGTCGCTCTCGGGAACGTCCAGCGTGGCGACCTTCGCCTCCACATCGCTCCGGAGCGCGTCGCGTACATCATTGGGCAGCTCACCCGCGAGACGCCAAATTCGCTGCAATGCCTCACGGGTCGACGCGTCGCCGAGTTGTTTGCGCAGCTCCGCGTCACGACGCGCGACGGCTTCCGGGTCCGGTGCGGATGCTGGCTGGTTACCGCGAACTGCGGCGCGTGCCCGGTCGGCGACAGCTGGTGCGCCCTGGTCGTCGGAGTCGTCCGCGACGTGCTCCGGAGTGCTGTCCAGGGTGCGGAGATCCCGTACCTTCGCTGTCTTCGGGTCGCACTTCAGGACGTCGAAGATGAGCCAGGCAATCGAGAAGTCAGGCGCGGGCTTCGGCTTGTCGACCCCGGGCCTAAGACCGTGCGCGACGCTGCGGGCACCGATGACGCGGGGTGCCTCATCGCGAGACAACCGCACCCACGCGGACGCGTCGAACGCGAGACCCTTCTGCCCCTCGACCCGGTAATCCTTCTGGTTGGGGATCGGCTTGCCGTCGTCACCCATCGCGGCGACTTCCTTACCGCGCGCAGTCATCACGACGATGCCGGGGAAGGTCATCAGCATCCGCATGAGGCTCGCGTGACGGCTATTGGCGTCGTTCCACAGCCGGTTGTCCGGCCTGATTTCCGCGTTCGGGTCGCGAGCCAGGATCCGCTTGGCGTAATTGGATGCCAGCGCGCGGGCCGTTGCCCAGTCCTTGAGCATGTCCCACTCGGCTGTCATCGAGTCGATGAGCAGAGTGACCGGCTTCTCTCCGGCCGCGTTGGCGCGAGCCGCTTCCTCGCGGACCGCGGCGACTTGGCCGACGATGTCGCTCCAGGTGCCGTCGTGGTCCAGCACCTCGTAGTCGGCGCCGGGGATCGCGGCGTACTCGTCGGCCGCGCCCTCGCCGAGGTCGAGCCAGAATGCCCGGCCGATGCGTTCGTCGGCGGTGAACTCGGCGAGCTGCCAGGACTTGCCGGTCTTCTCGCCGCCCTCGACCAGGATCAACGGCCACGGGACAGCGCCGGTCGGCTTGCGGGTTTTCAACTTGGACATGTGGTTCCTCTCGGGTGAGCCCGGCACCGATGGCGGTCGGTGCCGGGCAGGGGTGACCTTTGGCGGAGGTCGGGTTACTTGGTGACCGGCGGCAGGGCGGCGGCCGCGAAGTCGATCGGTTTGCTCATCTTGTAGAGCGCGACCCCGGTTTTGGTGGGCCGCCGCGTCGCGACAACCTGCTTGTTCTTGCCGTGGCCGATCACGGCGCGGCGGGCGCGGCCCATCGTGCGCAGCAGCTTCGACTTCGCCAGGTTCAGCGCCTCCTCAGCCGCGTCGGCGGCTTGGAGAGCGCCGTCGAACTCGTGCGCCAGTGCGAACGACACCGGCCAGTCCTCGTGGTCGCCCCGGTCGATCTCCGGGTGCGCCCTCCTGATTGCGTTGTAGGTCTCCAGGTGACCGTCGACGTCCGGCGGCTCACCGTCTGGGTCCATCGCGTTCGCGTGGAACTCGCGGCAGAAGTCCTCGATATCGTCGGCCAGCGCACGGTCGTAGCTGATGAGGTAGTCGGTCTCGTCGTAGAACGGGCCCAGGCACGCCACATACGCCCGCATTACGCGGACCATGTGCATCTGCCACTGCACCTGCAGGTAGTAGCCGAGCGGGATCTCCGACGATCCGGCCGGACCCCACTGGTAGTCCCCGCGGCCGTCGGTCTTCGCCTCGACAACGAACACCTCACCGGTCTTGCGGTGGCGCGCCAGCGCATCCGGTGTAGCGGCCGCCCACGCTTCCAGGCCGGGCCGCGAGAACGACCCCGCCGGGAGCCGTTCCAGCTCGGGATGGCGGCGGAAAAACCGTTCCAGGATGATCGGCTCGAAATCCGTGCCCCGCTGCATGGCCTCGTTCTCGGCGTCACGGGGTACCTCACCGCGCAGGAGGTAGAACTCCTTCGTCGGCGAGCTGTACTTGCTGGCGTTGAACAGGCCGGGGATCTTCGACGCGGTGATCTTCCGCGACCACACCGCCCCGCCTGGCGCGGTGGGGGCCGGTGCCTCGACGGTGGTCATCCGAGCACCCCGATCCGGACCAGCCACACCACACCGAGCAGCAGCACGGTCACGAAACTTCCGATCGCGGCAGCGGCCATGTGGGCGACGTTGGGGGACAGCGGCTCCCGCTGCGGGCCGCTCATGCCGCAGCCCCGGCGGGCTGGGCCGACAGGACCCGGCCGAGTTCAGCCAGCGCGGTGTTCGCGGCCTTCAGCGGGGTATCGCCCAGGCCGGACAGCCAGACAACGCGACGGTTGTCCGTTGCTTGGACGCCGGGGAGCCCGACGAATTCGTCAGGGAGGAAAACTGAGACCCGATAGCTGGCGTCGTAGGACGTCAGGGTCCAGTGCCGGTCTCCGAACTGGTTGCTGATCGGGACGGTGCCATCGAGGGCCGCAAACGCGGTTTCCAAGGTGGTATGGTGGCCTTGCATCTGGGGTTGGTTCCTTTCGGGTGCAAAGACCCGCATCGCAGTTCTCTTGGCGGAGAGATGCGGGTCGACCCCTTTTCAGGGGAGATTCAGGCGGCGGGTTCCCACGGGGAGGCTTGCAGCCAGGCGTCGACATCTGCCGGCCTGATGCGCTTGGAGCGGTTGGTACCGCTCGGCGCGACTGCTGCGAGCCGACCGGCCGCGATCTCGCGGTCGATGAACGCATAGCCGAAGCCAGTCAGATCGGCGACTTCCTGCACTGTGAGTGCCATCCGCTGGTTGAGGGGGACCGCCGGTGTCTCGGCGGTAGCTGTCATTCCCACTTGATCGGTTCCTTTCGGGCGCCCGTGGCGGCGGGCGGTGTCGCTATGACGTCACCGACACTACGCGCAGTGCGTGCGCAGTGCAATATGGAATAACGAGGAATAATGGAACCGTGTCAGAGTCGTTAGGACACCCTGAGCTGCTAGAACGCCTATGAATTAAAAGGAGTGGCATACTACCTACACTGCGCAGTGCTGGTAAGGTCGGGTCCTTTACTTCGCACCAGTGCGCAGCAACAATATGCACATGAGACCCCAGTGGGCCTTCGGGCAGCGGATCGAACAGGCGCGGCAGGCGGCCCAAATGTCGAAGCGGCAAGCCGCCAAGCGCGCAGGCATATCCGAGTCCCGATGGCGGCAACTAGAACTTGGCGTCGAGAACGTCCGCGGCATCGAGGTCGTGGTCCGCACCACTCCCGAGACCGTCGCGCGTATGGCGTCCACGGTCGGCCTCGACGTAGCCGAGATGCTCGAACTCGCCGGATTCAACCCGGACCTCGTCGGAGATATCCCTGCCGGCCTCGGCGTCGAAACGGTCGACGTTACCGGGCTGCCACCCGAGGCGGTGGACAAAGTGCGGGACTTCGTGAAGTTCCTCAAGCAGCAGGAAAGGGGACAGTGAAACGTCTGTAACGCTTAGAGGCGCTAAGCAGATTTGTGGAGCAGGTGGGGTCTCCGTTTTGTCCGAAAGGGGGCGGCGCTGAACAGCATTCAGGCGACATTGCACAAGGTGGTGGGGATGTACGACCCGTTTGAGGACCTGCTTCACAGAACTGGATACACGGTCGGGGTCACCCCCGATCTACCAGCCAGCGATGCATGGCTGATCTGCGAGGACCGCACCATCCTCCTCAACGAGGCACTCGACCCCGCGCAGCGCCGGACGATGTGCGCGCACATGCTCGCCCATGTCGACCTCGGACACCCGGCACACCTGGCATCAGCGGACCACACCGTCTGCCACGAGGTCGAGGCTCAACGGCTGGCTGCGCGAAGACTCATCGAACTACCGGACTTGAGCTGGGCGCTTGCGCACGTCGGGGCGGAGGCGGACCTGATCGCGCAGCAGCTCGGCGTCACAGTATCTCTTCTCGCCAAGCGAGTACGTCATCTTGTCGCTGACGAGGCCCAGGCCCTTATGAGTATCGGCCGTCGGATCATCTGGCCGTCCACCCCAGCCGCACCGCCGCTGCGGTGCACGGTGATCCGCAGCCTGCCCCCTCGGCCTCCACTGCACACCTACAACTGACACCAAGGCGCCCCGCCCGGACATTCCGGGGCGGGGCGCACTCACGGGATCAGGACGCCAGCGCGGGCAGCTCCTCCTCGGGCGGCTCCTCCTGCTTCTTCTCGGCCAGCAGCCCGCCGAGAGCGGAAAGGCCGGCGCGCTTCACTCCGTGGTCGGCGTGCGCGTACATCCGCTGTACCGCGGCGGAGCTATGGCCCATGATCGCCATTCGGACGTCCTCCGGCACCTTCGCCTCGAGCAGGAGGGTGGCCGTGGTGTGCCGGGCCGCGTGCTGCACTACGTCAGGGGCGCCGACCGCTGCGAGGGCCGCCGTCCACTCCGCAGTGTCTGCCTTCGACGAGTACGGGCGGCCGCGGTCTGTGACCCACAGCAGCCCGTACGGGTTCGGCTTCATCTGCTGGATATGGGCGCGCAGCAGCATGAGCAGCGGATCCGGAAGCGGCAGCATCCGGACGGACTTCGTCGTCTTGGGCCGGATCAGGCAGTACGACCGGAACAGCGGCTTCACCTCGAAACCGGCGGGGGAGTCGAACGCCTCCAGCGGGTAGACGTCGCCCTTGGGCAGCGGGTCGCCCTTCTTCCGCTTCAACGGCACCGCCTGCAACGCCCAGGACAGATCGACCAGGCCCCGGTCGAGGTCGACCCGGTCCGCGGTCAGGCCCAGACATTCGCCTTGCCGGACGCCGGTCAGCAGCGCGAACGCGAACCGCACCGCCAGCGGGTTCTCGGTATCGAGTGCGTGCCGGATCACAGCGCGCGCCTGCTCGGAGGTCAGCGGAGCACGGGACCGCTGCTTGCGCTTCTTCGGGCCCGCGGACTCCAGTTCGCCCGCAGCGGCTGGCAGCTCGGCGACCGCGCCGCCCTGCACCATCGTGGTCTGGACGACTGTGGTCCGGGCGCCCGGTTTGGGCACCGCCTTGGCGACGTTGCGGGTCAGGCCGAGGCTCGGCTCCTTCATCGCGTCCTCCAGCGCACCGGAGAGCGTGTTGTAGGCGATCTCGGCGGTACGGAGCGACAGCCCGGACGCGAGGATCTGCTTGACCATGTACCGCACGTTCTGCGGCTCCAGGTCGACGAGCTTCACCTTCCCGATGTGCGGGACGATGTTGCAGTTGACCGTGGAGACGTGGTTCCGCCACGGGCGGGGCCGCAGGCGAGGCTTCGCGATCTCCTCCAGCCAGTACTCCAGGAAGGCGGCGATGGTGGCCGACGACTGTTTGAGCGGCTGGCCGGTCGCGATCTTCACCAGTAGCTCGCGCCGCGCCTCGATCAGGTCGTTGCGGTTCTTGCGCCGGACCACTGTGTAGTCCCGGTCGCCGTTGGGTTTCCGGTCCAGCTCGACCCGCCATGCCCACAGGAAGGTCTCGACAACCTTCTTCTCGCCGGTCTTCTTATCGACGACCGTCTTGGTGCGGCGCTCCTTGTATGGTTTGCCTTCGCCGCGAATGCGTGGCATCTTGTTCTCCGTTCGAACGTCCCCAGAGAAGGGGGACGGGGAAGGTACAACGTGGACCCATGTCGGCCGGTGTAGTCCGGTGTAGACATTGGTGTAGTCGTACCGGAATGATCAGGTACGATCAGGTAGAGCGAGAGTCAGCTTGACCAGGCGTTTTCCGACATATGGGCAGGTCCCATAGTACTGAAATTCCGTCTTCCAAGCTGATGGTGCGGGTTCGATTCCCGTCACCCGCTCCACTGAAAGGGCCCTGTCATCAGGGCCTTTTTCATTGCACGCTCCGTACCGCGCCGAGTCCGGCCCATGGTGGAGCCTTTCCGTTCAGGGCCTGTCCCGGCCTGTCCTCGGCGGTGACCGGCCGGCCGCGAGTGCCCACCCGGCGTACCGGCTGCCACCGCCATCTGCCGTCGTTCCCGCTTGCCGTGGCGGCCGTGGGCAGCCGAGGGTGCCGGAGAGGACGGCGAATCCGGCTGTCCATGCTCGCGGGGTCCGATATCCCGGGTCCTCGGTGGGCGGGGATGACGAGCCGTACCGAGTGGCGATCACCGGTGGACCCGCTGGAGACCGGGCGGGTGTGCGTGGATCCGCTGGGTTCGGTGGCAAGGGCCGATTCGGTGGAGTCGTCGTCCACCGAGTGGGGGGCGGACTGTAGGAGCGACCGGTACGAGGGGAGTCCGGGAGCCGCTGCCCCATTGTGCGCGGGCGCGGCTTCTACCTGGTTTGCCTTCGCCGTGGATGCCGTGGCATCTTGTTCTCGTTCGAACGTCCCCGGGCACCGGGGACCGGAGAACACGGTGAGACCCGGCCGGTATGGACATCGGTTCGGTCCCATCGGCCCGATCGGGTACGATCGGGCGGAGCGAGAGTCGGTTCGACCAGCGGTTTTCTGA